AATCTTGCCCATTTGAATCTGAGTATTCTTTTTGGTCATAATCTTGCAAGGTGTTCCAGTTTTTGCATTAATATAAGTTCCGTCTGCCTGCTTTATTGTGCCGTATTCCTCTTTTGCGTCATATCCAATTAAGGATTGAAGGGGTTTACTGTGTTTAATATCGCTGCCCTTGCTCATGGGGATAACAACCACGGTATCGCCGTCAGTATCGGCCCCAGAAAGCTGATCCAGGACGGTCTTATTGACAGCAACACAGTCCTTAGGTATGTTCTTTCCGTCAGGTGTGGTGGTCATTTTGACACCGTCTTGGTCCTTGTGCGTAACTTTAAGGACGGGAATCTCAAATATACCCCCATGGGGGTACCTTACGAGAGCCACGGTGGACCCTTCTGGATAGTTGGGGGCGTACACTTGATTGTCAGATATAGTGGTCGAAGGCAGGAGGACCTGGTACTTCTGTCCGGGTAGGGCCACCGCTTTCAACTCCCTGGCAGCTGTGTCACACTCGTCCGCAAACTTTTCCAGGTAGTACTTCTTGATAACCGGATTTGTCAAGCTGCAAATCTCTTCATAGTCCGCCTGCATCTTAGCAGTGGTAGCATCCAACTGTTTCTTGACTAATATAGGATCCTGTTTGGACAAGAACTGAGACGGCAGAGCATTGTTCCAGTCTTCCCAGTCACCTTCCTCTGCTCTCTTGCAAATATAGGATAGCTTTTCCTCTCCGGTCACAGGATCCGTGTACCAACGCTGACCTGCAGCACCTTCTTTGATCGCAGAACCAAATGGATTGTTCTTATCGACAGGATTGTCAGGCCCTACATCGTCCCCGTTAACGCCCTTCATCGTCTTCAGGACCTTTTCTATCGGTGTACCCACATGTTTGTTCGTATTAAACCTTACATCGACTCCTGGAGGCAAATCATCGCTGTAAACAGCCATCCCTTTCAAATATAAGTTGTCATCTACACGGATTCGAACCTGAGAATAGACATCAGCACCAAGTGAAAGCTCTTCGACACCACGTCGAAGCTCAATCAGGCCATCTTTTAATATACCGCCTTCCTCGTTGTAACAAATTTGAAGCCGCGATGAATCTAATGCATCCGGATAAGTCCATTTGTGGAATGTCTGACCATTATCTTCAGAGTGGTAATCCTTTACCGTGCCTATTTGGTCATTCTTAATCGCTTCATAGATAGCAGCACGCTTCTCATTAGTGGTCAAAGAAGGATCATCTTTACCTAATATAACGAACGTAGTCTCAAAACCCTTAGGATTCGTAGGCTGTTTAACTTTAATGTCTGTGAAGACGTTGTATCCTTCAAGTCTAAGAATCTCAATGGCCTGTGCTTTGATATGTTCGCTAATACCAAGCTCGATTTCAGTGCCAGAACCGATGTCCAAATATAAGTTGGTCTCCATCAGTTCTTTTAATTTGTCAGCTGTAGCGCGCGCTCTGTTCTTATTCAGTTCGGCTTGTGTGTCAAGAAGCTTCCGAACCGAGGTGTCTTGAGGTTTACCGTTAGCAGTGATCATTCCCATAGCTCTTGCAGTTTCAGAAGCATTCTGATAGCAAGGATTCTTGATCTTATTGCCGTCTGAATCTAAAATATAATTCCCGTTTTCATCGACCTGGAACTCGTTATCGTACAGGCGTCTGATTTTGAGAATCTTCTGTCGTCTTACTTCACCTTTGGCAACCTGTACAATAGCGTTCATTCGTTCTGTGCCAATGTCACCCCAACCCATATGTGTGAAGATCTCAGACTGCGACAACCCCTGCTTCTTCAACTCGTTGTATTCTGCAAGAAAGCGATCCGCGTAAAACCTCGGTCCATGTTGATAAGGGTTTTCACCAGACCCCCAAGGATAACGACCTGAATGACCACCTCGATCATGGCCTCGACCCTCGTGGGCGATGTAATCAAGACCATTTTCAAAATATAAGCTGAATTCGTCCACTTAGATTTCCTCCATATTCAAGTATTTCCGTATGAGCTCACTTCTCTTGACAATCAGGTCCATAATCGGAAGGATGTCAGAAGCATCAGGAGTCCAAACATTGACTTCGTTGTTCTGGTAGATCCTGGTTTCCATACGAATGTTGCCCGGTTTGTGGTTGTACTCTAAACAAAAGAGAGCTGCATAGATGTAAAGCTGCTCAATCTTGGCTGGAGCCTTTCCTGTCTTCAGGTCATGAATCCTTAACATGTTTTTACGGAACGAAATTGCATCCGCTGTCCCATAAGCCCAGTCTGAAAAATATAAGACCTGCTCAGGCTGCATACGATACTTAATCGCGTCGTTTACATAAGTCTCGTAAGTACGTCCATTTGCAGGTCTCATAATTCCGAATTCTTCACCAAGTAAGATGTCCTGTGCAGCATAGGCGTGTAGTCGCGTCCCTCGCTTAGCTGCTTCGAAATTGTCGACTCTTTCAAGGAATTTTTCGTCATTGTCAAACAACCAGTAAGGTTGACTTGCTGACATGACAGCATGAGTTCCTTTAAGAGTTGAGTGTTCGTTCCAAATCATTGATTACGTCCTCCTTATTCTCTGGATAGATGAAGCTTGCGTAAGACATCTCATTCATCTTTCCAACGTAAAACTCTTGATTCGGTCGTGGGTGGTTTCGTTCTTTTGCACTTTTCTTACATTCAAGACCTGCCCAACGATTCTTATACAAGACAAGTAAGTCAGGAACACCCTGAATATAAGTCGGGTCATTCTTAAGAACGAGACAACCAGGAAACCGTTCCTTAATCTCCTTAATCAACCTGGCTTGAAACTCACTTTCTTTCATAATGACCTCCGTTTTGTCTAAAAACATGAGGAAGATGTTAAAATGTTTTTATCCCCCCATAATAGGACCCAAAAAAAATGCGAATCGACAAATATAGGGTAAAGTGTTACAATCTGTCCAGATACCATTTTGACAAAAAACAAGAGGAGGACAAAGTAATGGTCTGCAGAGTATGCCGCAAAGAGTTTAACTATGAAGACGCCGTTGAGTTCTATGCTTCCGTAAACGAGTTATCTTACGAAAGAGCAGAATACTTCTACAACAGAGAAAGCCCGATCTGCGAAGATTGTCAAAGAGAAGAATATAACGAAGGTCTAAGCGCATGGAACAGCTTCCCTGAGCATCTGCGCAACGAAATCATGGAAGATTGACTTCTGTGCATTTGCACACTTTTTCAAATTTTTTCAAAAAAATTCGGGTACAAATTCTTTTTAATTTTTTTTTTTTTTTTTTACTAACTTGATGTTAAATTTTTTTGACAAAAACCCCAGAACCCGCATAAACACTGGGCTCAAGGCACTTTTTCTCTGCGAAAACGACACGGAATTTTTGTCATAAAACGCGGTTTTGCGAAAACCAAAAAAATTGCCTTGGATAAAAAACCGTTTTTGGACCATTTTTTCCGTGTCGTTTTCGCAGAGGTTTTTTAGGTTTTTGTTTGCAATTGCAATCTAAAGCTCTTTGGTATAAAGAATGTTTTACGCATCAGCTTCATAACGTTCATCTGCACCCGCTGTCCTTCCCAAGTGGTCAGATACACGTGTGTTTGAGGATGTCCACGATGTGTCTTGTACTGTTTTAAATATAAGCCACTTCTCAGACTCAAAACCGTGCCAAGATTACTGATCTTGTACTCAGGCCAATCGGGTATGTCAAAAAATGTCTCAACATGTGGATTAAGCCATACGATGTTAGGCTTGCCGTTAACAAACTCATACTTACTGTACCAACTATACTTTGCCATAATTAGTACTTCCTCATCTTCTTGAAACCGAAGTCGGTATCCACCGGATGAGGCTTAATATTGTTGTCTTCCTTTCTTGCGTCGATGTACAGGATCTCAGCAGCATTCAGATAGTACCGGCAATGACCCAGCTTATCGTTCAGGCAGATGAACCCTTCAACTGCACGAGACGGTCCAATACTATCAACTTTCTGATCATCCAGAACGTTTCCATTCTTAAAGAATATAGTCATAGTTTCCTCCTTTTCATTTGACGACAAATGTCGATTCGTTAAAGTCCTTCTTCTCGTTCAGTGCTTTCTGTATAGCCAGATCAATACCAGATGTGCTCACAAGCGTGTAATAGTACAGATTCTTGAACGGCGTGTTCAATCTGTCAATTCTTCCCTTTGCCTGTTTAGTCGTCTTGTATGAATAGTTTTGGCTATAGAATATAACCGTGTTGCAGGTAGTACAGTTCCAACCCTCTGCACCGGCAGCGTACTGAACGAGGTAAATCCAATTGTCCCCCTCCGGGATTTTTTCATGTTTGTGACCGTTCCATTCTCTGATCTTTGTGTTTGGCGGATAATCCAATAGCTTGAGAGCGTTGAGTTCATAATCATAGTTATAAAATATAAGTGCCTTCTTTCTTACTCTCACGATTTCAAGCAACTGCTCCAGTCGATCCGGATCAGAGTTGACAATTCTACGCAAGACATAACACATGGAAGCCGCGTTCTGCATAGGCTCGTTCTTAAATGGATCAAACCTCGAACGAATCGCTTCCTTGTACATTTTGATGTTGTATTTGCAATGCACTACTTCGTCATGTGGTCTTGTAGGACGGTCGAATTCCATAGGCACCAGAATCTTTCTTCTGTAGTAATTGAGGACTCCCGTGTTCCAGTACTTCTCAACCTTCGGAAACTTGACGTACCTACAGAACTCCACATGTTTGCTATTGAATTCCGTCCTGTTTTTGTAAAAGCCGTTTGCGATAAATATAGGAACGTAATCCATCCAAGTGTCACCCGGTGTAGCAGACAGCAGCACCCATTCATTGTGTTTCGCGATCTTCAGGAACGACTTAACCCAAGCGCCTTTACCGACAACTCGCTGCTCATCAAATATAAAGAACCCTCCTTCAACGTTCTCGTACTTTCCGATGTTGTTCCACGAGTCCACGACAATCGGCATTGTCTTCGGTGTCATTCCAAAAGGTCCCATGTCCTTCTCCCATTCGAGCGTGTCACGCTTTCTGGCAGTCGTGATGATGTACAGATTCTTCATATGGACCATATCCTTAACCGGCCCGTTCTGAGCATCAACCAAACCACCAGATTGCTCAAAAAAATAAGAGAGCGCGGTCCTGGACTTCCCAAGACCGTACTCTCCGTACAGGATACAACCGTTATGCATACGGTTGGCTGCATCCCTTTGATAAGAATATAAGAATGGCATATCAGTGCCTCTTGATCAGAATCCCCAGTCGTCTGCTGGTGTCTTCATTACGGTTGATGATCAGTGTAAAGCTACCCGAACTATCGTCCATCGTTGCGTGAAGTTCCTCGGACCGGAATCCGAACTTGGCCATCGTGTGTGTCCAATTCACAAGCAAAGTCCACTCACCCTGAATCGTAGCAGTGACAATTACGTTTCCGATGACGTCCATATGCAGAATGTCACAGATTTTACTATGCACCTCATTTGGAGCATACTCTCTGTCGTCGCAGTTAAGGAAGTACGTTACTGTCTCCTGAGAATATACGTTTTTATAGTTATCGAACAGAACCGCTTCGTACTTAATCACTCTCTTCCACTCCTTCCACATTCACAAGAACTCTGATGCACTTACCTTTCTTACCGTGCTTAACTTCAAGCACCTCCGCATTCAGAAGTTTCTCAGAGAGTAGCAAACTACGCTCTATCACGCTCGTGAACTTCTTAACGACAACCTTTGGCTCGACCGGCCACTCCAGCTCATCATTATTAATATAGATTTCAGCGTCGGTGTTGGCATAGCACAGGAACTGTTTGACGTTCATATTGCAAAGATCCTCCTTTACTTTGAGTATTGACACGCTGTCAGTTACGTATTTGGTTTCCATAGAGTATGTCTGGTATTCTCTCATCGTACCCTCCACTTTTTCTTCGGCTTAAGTACGAGTTGAGATACACAATTCTTTGACTCGACTTCGCAAATAAGAACCTCAACAAGTTCGTCGCCGTCATGGTACTTGTGTTCTGTCTTTTTATAGAGCGTGAACTTATACGCATCATCTTGACTGTGGTCGTCTACGAGTTCAAACCATCGGTCTGATATGCGTTTACGGTAGTAGTCGTACAAGCTGTCTTCGTGCAGAACGATCCACAAAGCATTATACTTCGGCCGTGTTGCTGCATCAGAGCTGATTGCAACGTTGAACCATTGAAGAATGGCGGTGTCTAATTTAAAGTCTATGGCTAACTGTTCAAGAAGATCGTTATAGACTTCAGTCCATCCAGAATATACGATACCCTCACCAGAATACTCGCGCCACAGCTCAATCATTCAACCACCTCCCATTCAAACCGTCCCTTACCAGAGTTGCTCCACTGCGAGAATCCTTTGTACTTGCCATAGTCCAACCACTCCTCAACATACGGCATGTAAGTGTCATTCAGGCAGACAACCGTGAATTCCAGCTTCGTACCAGCCGGCAATGACTCACTGGATGCAAGAGCCACGCGCGGCCCCTGTGCTGTCTCTGCTCTCAACGGTCTTTGGCAGATACCGATCTCGTCGTAGTCATAGAAGAAGTTTCTGCGGTCCTTCACAAATATAGTACCGTCGATCTTCTTCTTGTATGCCGTGAGCTTGCTCGACTTGCTGTCCGTCACGTAACGGAGCATTCCACAGGCATCCTTGAAGAACCCACGAATCTGGTAGTCATATGCGAAAGGCTTCCCGTCCTGCTTCGGGAAGATGGTCTTCTTGTCATCCACGGTTTCCTCAGAGGTCACTGCTGCAACCTCCTCTTCAATCTTCTCCGTGTTCTTGCTGTTGCTAGCGATGTACTTGCGATGGATCTCCGGATCCGCACAGCTACCGCCAAGAACCTCTTCAGTAAACGTCAGTCTTACTCTCATTTCCTTCATAGTTGAATCCTCCTTTTTTAAATATAAACTTAACAATGCTCCTCGATTCATTGCATCACCCAGCTAATCCTCTTCAGCTCCACTCAATTCTATTCGACTCCGTTTCGTTTCGGTGCTAATCCATTTCTATGCTATTCCGTGCTCAGCCTATCCAACTCGGTTCAACTCATCTCCACGCACATCCCGTTCTGTTCCGTTCCAATCCACTTCAACTCACCACAGATCAACTCCGTCGCTTTTCATTTCGGTGCTCATCCAATTCGTCTCCGTTCATTTCCAATTCATCTCTCTTCTTTTCCTAATCGAATTGAAAAATATAAGAGGCCCCCGAAGGGACCTCCTTTGTGCTTCACTTAAGAAGCCGCATGTCAGCAAGGATCTGTGTGACACTTTCGCCATCACGCCGGCGTGCGTCAAGTTCAATTTTCTCGTAAGTGCGGAGTGCTCTCTTGAGATCCAAGTAATAGCCGTTCGACGGGTCGTAGACACGGTTCAGTCGCGCCTTGTCATTGTGGTTCTGCATCGCCATCGTTACGCCTGCCTTTCCAAGCTTAGTGATGATCGCTGCTGTACCCACAATAATAGGCACAGAAATTTCCTTGTTGTCTGCACACCACTGAGCGGCATCCTTGATCTTCTTTTTGGTCTCCTTCATGTAGATTTCGAACTTGATTTTCAGTAACTCGTCCATAGCAAATCCTCCTTTCCAAAATATAGGCAAATTCTGATGCGAATCACAGATCCAGCAGGAAGTCTCCCGCCTTGTGCTCCAGCGTGTCATGCAAGACATCATAGATGCTCTTGAGCTGCTTCTTCTCTTCTCCCATAATGTATGTCTTGTAACGCTTCAGAAACCATTCGGCTTTCCTTGCATCGTCTTCCAGGGAATCCTTGTTACCCATTCTCCAAATATACTTGAACGCTGTCTGGAGGCAGTAGTATTGCATGTGCTCTCTGCCGAAGACCGCGGTCATCATGTCAATGCACTCAAAGTTATCCGTTCCGTTTGCATAATGACTTGGCTGATTAATAATGTCTTCGTCTTTCTTAGTAACATCTCCATTCGCCTGAATATAGATCATCGCTTCTCCTTCTTTTCTAATGCAACAAACTCATACTTTCCTCTAACCTTGATTCCTTCATGAATCGCTCTTGAAATCAGTCTCTTTGACACGTTAAATTCTTTTGCGGCTTCGGCCGCTGAGGCAAATTCCTCAACGACCTTATCGCCTTTAACCAAACCTATTCTCATCAGAAGTCAAACTCACTTTCTGTCAGCGGCTCAAACTCCCGCTTCGCCTCGAAGAACATAGGCATACCCTCGTCATCCAGCTTCTGCCAGACATCCATTCTGGAAATATAGGGCTTGCCTTCCTTTGAGACGTTAATGTCCACGTTCAGATGGTCAATCACAACACGCTGCAGCTGGGAAATGTTCTCGTTGAACTCGGCAACAGTGATCGGATCAACTCTATCTTCCTTTCTGGCCTTCTGTACGCGATGCGACAGGACCACGTCCTCGTCACCCTTATGCAGGACGATCGTCGGCGGTGCTACGTCAAAACGAGCTGAGACTTTAATAATCTTGTACGGCTCCTGATCCTCTTCATGAGGCACGATCAGGGTGGTACGTACGTCGTACAGCTCCTCAAGCTGACTGATCACGGCATTCCCTGCGTTCGGGGAGTTAAACTTAATTGCGAAGGTGGCCAGACCACCAGCCGGCACTCCCTTCTGCGGGTTACCACGTCTCACGAAATCCTTCCACAGAATATCATCACCAGTGACTCCCTCGATCCGGAAGTTACGTGCAAACTCTTTGTCTCTGAATACTCTCATAGTCTTGCTCATGTTATTCTCCTTGTTTTAAAATGGAATTTCTTCGTTATCGGTAATTGGAACGTTCATGAAATCAGGCAGAGGCTCTACGTCGTTTGATACGAACATCTCAAAGTCTCCACCTGTTACTCTTTCAATGTGCTCTTTCGCTGCGTCTGCCATTGAAATAAAGAAGTTCATGTTGATGTCTTCCTGCTTACCAAGTGTCTCAATCGTTTCTGTTTCTAAGAACCTGTAACCCTTTGCGTCAGAGGCGTAACTATACTCGCCTTCCTTGCAAACTAATAACCGGCCTCCCCCACAACCTTCCTTAACTGGTGTGAAAGCGCCGGTCTTACCAATGAACACATAGTCATGTCCTTTTGCAATTGTCTCCTCAAGTTCGGTCTTAAGGTCTTCCCAAACGGTGATGTCCTCAGAATATAGACCGTACTTGTTGTAGAAGCTCTTCATTAGCCTCTCCATCTTGTCCGTGTCCTCACCAGGGAACACCTTCAGGATAGCCTTGACTTTCTTGAGTTCTTCTTCCTCCAGACTCACATCCGGAAGCCCCTCGTTCATGTCTAAATATAGAGCGTCCTTAGACGTCTTAACGATCGAGAGGTCCTCCAACTCCAGAGGTTTGTGCGTGAAGAGTGTCTTGGCTACAAACGGTTCTTTAAACTCTTCTCCCGTGAATACCCAGTCACCTGGCGAAGACGACTCTGCAGGACTATCTAAGGTACAGTGACCAACATAGACGCTGTCGTTCACGAGGCAGATCTTATCAAATATAGCTTCTGTCTCGAACGTGTAGCCGTATGCATCGCCCATCCTTCTGACAAAGTCGATGATCTCGTTTGTCGGATTGAGGATCTTGATCGAGTCTGTTTTGATGTGAATGACTGTAAAGCCCTGCTCCTCGACTGCATGTCTGAGGTCAATCATGAATAATGCACCACGCTTAGCGACGATGTTGTCAACGTTGCGCGGGTCCTTACACCTGAAGTAATCCTCAGGTGACGACGTCATACCATAGACTTTGTTGATAGCAATCTTCAGAGCATGAGCAACGATCTTAGCCGATTTCTCGTCCTGCAGGAACGGAGCAAGGATACCACCAAACATCTTACGCGCCGATTCGTAGTCCTTGTGCTTAATAAATATACGCAGCTGTACCAGATCTGCAAATCGTGACGTGTACTTGCCAAAGAGATTCTCGGCTATGATACTTCTGGGATGCATAGAAGCTACATCCTCAGTTTGAGCAATTCTCTCCCCCGGGATTTTTGCCATATACATTCCTGGCTGTGACCAGACGTACCCACCTTCACGGACTTCTTTGTGCTTACGCTTAGGAGACTGCTTCTCCTTCGGCAACTCAGAACCATCCTCGTCCCTATACAAGGACACCATACGTCGCTCTTCCTTGCTGTAAATATAAGTGTAGCCAGGGAAGTAGGGTTTGCCATACTTGATGTGAGCTTTAGGATCTCCTGCCAAGAAGTCCTTGTAACACCACATGGTATCGTCGGTTTTCTCACCAAGATTACGGTAGTTAAACTGATCCTGAGGATGTCTGTCATCACCGAACAACATGTTCTGGACAATTGCGTTACCGTTGTCATTGAGTTTACAGGGAACACCACCAATCACTGTCGCCAGTTTGGCCAACATCTCATGCGCCTGGACTTCCGGATAAATATAGTCATACAACGCTTCTGTCGCCAGAACGTCGTTAGCACAGTACTTACCCAGTTCTTCCCACATGCTCTTGGGCATAGGCTTGTCCCAGGGCCATGGCATCTCTTTGTGGGGCTTCTTCATCTTGATTTCCCACTTCTTAAGACTCTGCTTGTTCGATGCAATCTCCCAAAGGTCGAACTCAGAGATACCATATGCCACACTGAAGTGTGGATCCATGTCACGGCCACGATCCTTACCGGCTTTGTATCCGATGAGCTTACTACTCAGAGAATATAGCTGTGGAACAGTGTAACCGCCAGCACGCGCATAGACCATATGATTATCGTACTTGCGATTATTGAAACCACCCCAACGGATCTCTGCCTCGTTCATCACGAACAGTTTCTCCATAAACTCAGGTGACGGGTTGTACAGTTTGTGGACGACAGGCTCTTTGTAGATCTTCCAGCACACCAGAAAGCACGCTTCCTCTTCTTCGGTCTCCCCAGGTGCTGTAATCTCAATGTCATAGAACGCAATTGGTCCTGTTGCTCCTGGCGTGTCAGGATCAACGTTGTAATCCATCAGCGCGTCTTTACTTCGGAACTTCATCATGTTAACTACTCTCAGGCAGTACTGCGGATTGTTTGAGCTACCAGCAGCGAACTGAGCTATTGCAGTACGCATTGGAGTTAAGTCATATGTCACCCCGCTTTCGTATGCCTCTTCAAACAACTTAAATATAAAGTCGATGATCGGCTTAGTGTGCTTCAGATCTGTTTCCCGATTCATGCACTTCTGAATCAGATTGCGCAAGTGTTGCTCGTCCTGGATCTGCTTTTGATTCACCACATGCTTTTCCTCCTTTAATGGCAAACCACTATTGATAGAAGCAATACTCAATTCGTTGCATTTTGTAAGTCTTCTCCTCAGAGAAGAACCGCCAGTAAAGACCTTGACTTCAATGCTCTCGCCATAGAAACTACTGAGTTTACTGACGTCTCCAGAATATAGATAGTGCAGATGGATTCCTTGACCACCTTTACTGAGTTCCGCATACGTTGGCGGCCATTTGTTCGCTGCTTCCACGTTAAGCTCCAGAGACTTGTTGCCTTCCTTGTCCTTCAGGTCGAAGTCAATGACAATCATCTCAGACGGAACTTTAACGTAGTGCAACTGGTGTGTGTCCAGGTCAGACAAAATCGTTGTGCAGTTTGCCCATGCAACTTTCGGAGTCTCCTTTGCATTTGCATACTGAGCAGGACAATCGCAATAAAGCTTGTCAAATATAGAATCACATTCATCAAGCATTAACCATGGTTTGATCTTCTGTTTCTCTTCAACAATTGGCCGCATTAAAGACATGTCAAACCCGGAATAATATTGACGAATTTTGGTGCCATCCGGTAACTCACCTCTGTCGATGTATTCTGAAAAATAGTTTTTCAGCTCTTCACGGAATGCAAGCCTTGACAGAGGATAGGTGATCCTAGACGCATCACACCACTTCTGGTACTGATCCCAGGCAATCCTGAGAGTCACACCATCTGCCTGCTCATACTCCTCTTCCATCTCCTCTATGAAGTTGTAGAGATGATTCGAAGCGCCGAGCATCGTTGTTGGCACATAGTCGTTGTAAGCTTTGGGGTTCTCCAAATATACCTGCTTGCAGTGATACGCTATGGCGCCAAGCTCGAAGTGAATCTTCTCCATGTCATCCTCGTATCGTTCAGGAGACAAAGTCACGCCTGTAGGCGACACGTCGATGAGTCTTCGGATGAGACCAGACTTGGCATCTGTAATCTTTACCGGCTTGTTTGACCCAATGAATAACATGCACTTGAACGCTATAGTATACGTAGCCTTGAATTTCTCATTCACCGGCATAGGTTCATGAGACACCAATGAGTTGAGTCTGGTATTGTTGTCAATCTTGCTCAGATCACCATCGTGGTCATAAGCTACCAATGGATTCGTCTTGAATTGCTCCAAAGGAAAAGAGGCGTTTGAAGAGCCAAGAACCTTAGCCTCAAACGCCTTAGAATATCCCTGAAAGAGCAATTCCAGGATCTTAATGATAGTACCTTTACCTGTGCCAGGAGCACCATACAGAACAATGAACTTCTGGATCTTCTTAGAGTCACCCTGCACGATCGACCCAATCGCCCACTCTATCTTATGTCTCTCTTCCGGAGAATATAGCGTGGAGATCAGGTCGTCGTATGCTGGAGTCTGACCCTCTGACAGATCGTAGTCCAGCTTCTTACTGGCATAATCTGTCTTCTTTACTTCAGTGTTTGCAAATATAAGCTTCTCGTCCAGCGGATGGAAGTTTTCGCGCATCTGTGACTTGCAGTATTTATGGAACTTGTCAATCATTCCACTGCTGCTGTAACGCATGTACCTGGGCTTGACTTTAACTTCAGGTCCTCTCTTGGCTACCTCTTCATCAGCAACCTTCCTGGTCTCTGCGTCAATCAGTCGTATCGCGTCATCTTCGTCCGTTGACCAGAAGCCACGCTCCTCATCCCAGATAGCATAGAAGTCTTCACCTCGGATCATGAGGTCTTTCGACTTACCCATCAAGAATTCTGGAGCGATTTCATACACGCCCAATTTCTTTTGGGTGGTCGTGACCTGCATGAAATCCAGCGCCATGGTTACTCTTCCTTCTTATTCTCCAGCAGTGTGTGCTTAACCTTTTTCATATCGTCTTCCAGCACCGTGGTCTTCAGAATATAGATGCCGGTCAGGATGCTTAAGCCAATCACGACACCAGCCAAGTTGTTGGCTCTGCTATTCAACTCACCGATGTCGCTACCGATCCTCTTGATCTGCTTATTGTACGTATCGGTCATTTTATTGATCTGATCAAAGCTTGCGTACTTATAATCGAAGAGGCTATTGAAGTTGTCTTCGATCGTCGGTGCGTTCGTCTCGATCCAGTTCTTGCTATCCTTTGCCAGATGCAGTGCTTCCTTGATCATTGCATACTTCTTGCCACTGTTGACGTTGTTGACGTTGTTGTTTACGTTGTTACCCATTTCAGATCCTCCTTTTTAAGAATGCCTTCATCAACTGCAACCTCTATTAAATATAGCTGCATCTGATCCCAAATTGGCATCCGATGCATATCTACCGGTGAGTTAACCGAGAACGGATTGTTAATTTCCAGGCATGAGTCTACATACATGCTGTCGAAATTGTCGTCGGTCATCTGCCCAAGACCATAACTAACAAGCATCTCAAGAAACCACTGACTCGTCCTATCACCTTTATCGTCATTTGACATGATTGACTTTTCACAACGAACTGCCAGAGCAACCATCATCTCCAGGACAGAACAGGGTTCGTCTGAGATCTCCCCGAAGTACTCCTTTCTCAAATATAGACCATCAGTTGCCCGATCTTTGTCCAACTCGCATCTTGGATTGTACGGCTTACTGAACAGATGACTAAGCAACTTATTGTATTGATTCGGCTCTGCAACCACTTTGTCACAGAGCCATTTGAAATATAGATTATTCTTCATAAACCTCCATTGCGGATAATAACGGAGCAGAAGTCAGATCTTCGATCTTTCGATAGTCCCGGGTAACCTCGAACTGCACTTCCTTGTCCTCATCCCGTACATAAACTACATCAAGGTCCGGATGATCTTCGAATGCCTTGATGACATCATCAGTTACGTTGCCAAATATAACATTCGGATCCACCGGATCAACCTCGTTTTCTACCAAGTTGATCACGCCAAACCGCTTATCCGCAAAGTATGCAATCTCATACGTGTAACCCACACCTTCGCCTTCGAAGAATTCTTCTTCTGTGATGATGTAGGGGCCTTCATCCGGAGTCGGCTGGTATTCTTTAAGCACTTCCGACACCTGTTCGTGCACCTCCTTAAACTCTTCCTGAGGAGCCGGTTCCTTAACCACCGGATCACTCAGGTCACGGACCATGTTTTCTTCATAGTTCTTTCTCAGTTTCTTTTTCCAGTAAAGTGTCTTTGCTGCCTTGAAAGCAAATGTCGCAGCAATACCAACTGCAAACCCGGCAGCGCAATAGATCAGTTCATTGCGGTCCATAAATACCTCCTTTTAGAATAGCCAATGTGCATAGTCGAAGATCTGTGACGGATCATCGAAATATACGATCCATAATCGGTGTGACATTCTTGAATACCCAGTATAACTCGCCGTTGATCGTGATCTCCTCTATGATGCAGTACTCGCTCTGGTCCGGGTGTTTCGGATCGCAAATCCAGCCGATGTTCTGACCGCACTCCACCAGTCTGAAATGCGCTTCGTCCAAAGCTTCGTTCAACCAGCAGAACCCAACCTTAGTCGGCATTTCAGACTGGCGGACGTCAATTCGATTATTGACCCAATCCTGGAGTGACATCCGTTCCGCTTCTCTCAGAGGTTTGTTCAAAATATAGCCTCGACAGCCTTTCTCGATCTTGACCATGTACGAGTCGTCATACCAGTTCGGTTTCCCGATCGTGACCGTCTCCTTCTGTACTTCACCGTTCTCGTCCGAAACCTCAACCTCTTCCGTGTCCAGGCCATACCGGATTCGAGTCGCTGCGTCTTTACCATACTCTTCCTCGATACGCTTCTCCATGTCACGCACCTGCTTAGAGAGACTCAGAGCAAGACCACCATAGGCAATGGCTTCTTTACGCACATCCGCGTGAGCACTCATTACAAGACCAGTACCAACACAAGTCTGAAATATAGCAGGTCCGTTAGCCTTGACTAACTCCACTGCAAGCTTTCTGTACGCCCGGACAAGCTGCCCGTTGTAAACTCCCTCGGACTCCTCAAACTGGATGCGCTCCTTGTTCTCATGCAGGAATCCGATTTCTTCCTTAGCTTCATCAATCTGTTCCTTGTCTGCCTTAAATGCAGAGATTAAGCCGCCAAATATAAAAGCGACACCAACACCAAGCTTGAACTCGGCGCCATACGTTTTGAACCACATCTTACCTGTTGTCATAATATTCATTAGTAATTCCTCCTTTTACCGATTGATAGGACTGCATTTTGGAAGGTGCAGAACCCATGCCTGCCTTCCCTGGTCATACGTCACAGTAGCCGTATCCAGATTGTTCCACCCATAATCATTCCAGGTGTAATCACAGCTCTTTTTAAGCCATCCGCATACCATGTTGACTGTTACAAAACCTGTTTCCTCGATCACAGACCGCATGGACGCCAGAGTATTAATCGCGTCCTCTTTCAAATCAAAAGGGATCTCGCGCAAACTGCTGGGTCTGCTGAGGCTAGACGTTTCTGAGATTTGCTCCATCCGGTTGTAATTAACAGCCCCTCCATAGAAACTGTTATACTGGGTTGGAGTCTTGTTCGACGGAGTAGCGCTCCAGTTGAAGAACGCGTCGATCGTTCCATGCAGAGTTTCCATGAATGCTCTCTTGAAACCCGGCACAGCTCTGTTCCAGAGGACGTTGGTAAGTGCTGCGTTCACGTCTTCTGCAATCATTGCTTTTTCGAACTTCTTTCGTGTACTTTCGACTTTCTTCGGTGGTACAAGCTCTCCTTTAACCTGGCCCTTTAATTCAGGACCTTTCACTTCAGCCATACTCACGATCCTTTCAAAAAATATAAGGGAGCCGTAGCTCCCTTACGTGGATGGTTCAGTTACAAATTACTTCTTCTTAGCGGTCGTCTTGACCTCGATGGTCGGTTCCTCGATCATCGGCTCCTGTACTTCAGGTGTAGTTGCCTGAGCGTTAGCGGTCTTGTCGTCGTCTTCCTTCAGTACCTTCACGACCTTCTTCGCCGTCTTCTTGACTGTCTTGAACAGCGGTCCTGCTGCTGCAATTGCAACAGACCCTGCCACGACACCCAGTGCAGTCGCGGCGAAGTAGTTCGCCTCGGGCTTGCTCATGAAGTTGTTCAACGCACCAGACTTAACCGCCGGCGCTACCGTGTTCTCAACAACCTGCACAGCCTGCTCAACAACCTGATTCTGCTCCATCATTTCTGCCATAATTAAACCTCCTAAAAATATGTTAATTTGTTGTTACCGTTTCCATAATGCACCCAAAAAGTAGTGCGAATCAGATCTTATGTGGCTCTGGTACAAAATATAGAACTCCACACGGCGTTCCCTTGTACTGTCCATACTCGATTCGCTTATCCAGGTGATCAGACGCTACCCATCCGTAATTACGTCCGCCACCTACACTCTTGAGGCACATCTCCGAACGCAACTCATTTAAAGCTGCATCGTTGAAACCATTGTTCATATCGAACTGAATCTTGTTAATTGCTTTGTCGATCTGCTCGACAGAACTCCTAAATATAGTTCCGGTCCAGTCGTCGATAAACAAAGCAGAGCCACAACCGGTTTCTTCGATGTCATTAATGGTCGTAGCTTTTTCAACTTCCTCAATTCTATTCTCCGCTGCCTTCTGTTCGACCTGCCGTTCTTTTGACGGGCCTACAGTCTCTGCAACTGCTTCTTTATACCGTTCCGCTGCACCTTGTTGCAGGGCATAAGCTGCTGTGGTTTCGATCAACTTACTATCAATACCGGCAACACCGGTACCAATCATACCAATGCCCGTACCCACCATTAACCCAGCAGGCAAAAACTCTTTGATGTTGTCTTTGAGAATATCTTTCTCGGACTTGTCAGGATCTCTCTTCACAACACGCACTGTAGTATGATAAACCTTAGCTACACCGCCGCAGATGAACGAGACACCAAGACCGATGAAGAAATGTTCCTTATTATCGCTAATAAAATTCTTGAGCCTCATGAATTCTCCTTTCAAAAAATATAGAGGAGCCATGCTTTCCTATTGCATGACCCCTCTGATATTATTCCTCGGTTTTGTTATTCATCAGACTTTCCAGGTACCGAACCCTGGACTCCATAAACTTTTCCTTTGCCTCTCTTTCCTTTTCGATTTCGTTCGCCTGCATGCTATTTGCAATGACGGATCCAATCGACAGTCCGAGTCCCAATAAACCAAGTTTTCTAGCGTCCATAATTTCCTCCTTTTTAAATATAGATGAATAGTTACCGTTCCATAATGCACCCAAAAAGTAGTGCGAAAAGAAAGGGAGCCATGTTCTTTCACATGACCCCCGGTCTTTCAAACGTTATCGTCCTCCTCTTCTTCGTCAATGATTACGCATATAATATCGTTATCAATCATAAACTTAATGATGGGTCTGTATCCGTTAGCAATTATCAATCCCCACGCGATTGTTATGTACGGTGACAGAAACCCAGCAATCTCAAGTGATCTATAAAATTCGTGTGAGAATCCAAGACCAGGATTTCGGTTCATGTATGCCGCCATGTTAAACGCGCAGAACAGATAGCCAACGATTCTAAACAGCATCATAATGATAAAGATGATAAACAATGTTTTCATAAGTAATCCTCCTTGAAAAATAGTTGAATACCGTTTCCATACTACACACCAAAAACAGTGCGAATCAGAAGTTCAGGAATATTACGACGAGTATCAGATAGAACAGCAATAGCTCAGCGAAGATAATACTCACCTTGCAAAGCAGGACAATTAGAGCTCCTGCGATAACACCCAATAGAATCAAAGCAATTGGTATCAGCATTCAAACCCCTCCTTTGAAAAATATAAGGGAGCCATGCTCTTTCACATGACTCCCGAATACTTAAGCTTCCTCGGCTTCCAGGTTGACGTCATATTCCATTTCATATTCGATAGTCTCAAAATGGTTTACAATTCCTTCAATTACTTTACCGACTTCATCATCACTAGCTGCCATGAACACCAGTGCGTTCATGGGGTTAGCAAGATAGAGAAACGCTGTCACAATGAGTTCAGTATTACCGCTGAATCTCTTGGGCTGCATATGCATCAATCTTGTCACCGCCATCAATCCACAGGTGAGGTTCATAACCGTTGCAATGATCATAGCCGTCACAAAGTACTTCGTAATAATTGTCATCATAATTGTATCCTCCTTTAATAAATACTGATGACGTCTTTCCATAATAGGGAGAAAAAATAGTGCGAAAATCAAATGGGAGAATGATCAAATGATGTCTCCCAGGGTAATTTCGGCATTGGTTTAACTCGTAAAGCCCACATTACCTGGCGTATGGTATACGCAGGGATAACTTTGGAATCAAGAGGCACTGCTTTCTCGTTAAACCACTCGTAACTCTTATTCTGACAACAGATAAGTGACAACAACTTCGGATCAACCTCTGCCCACCATGTATGTCTGGTTTCCGGATTGTAATGCTGCTGGACAATTCTGACACATTTCTTCTCGTCGAATAACACTGTACAACGCTCGTAGACCAGATGACTGCAACCGACCAGAGTAAAAACATTAACGGCAAAATCTTTACATTGTTCCGCATACCATTTCATGTATTCTTCACCTGTCATAGGTTTCAAAACAGACCTCCTTTTTTGCAAAAATAGAAGGAGGCCGAAGCCCCCTTTCCATTAAAGCCACGGCTTAGCCATAGCGTTCGTTACATAAACTCTATTACCACTCCGGTGACACTCCAGTTGTCTAAAGTTCCAATACTTGATGCACGACTTTGCTCTACTCAGAGCTGCTTCTGGACTAACGTTCGGCCAAAATATAGTTTTCTCGCTATACCCTTCCACAATCATTCTCTCCAGTTCAGATCCAAGTTCTGCATAAGTCGTTTCCATAAGTTTTCTTCCTCTCGTCATTTTAGTTTCCTCCTTTGTAATTGAATGTTTACATATATGAACTACATAGCTAATCCATGTCTTTCCATACTAGGAGGATAAAAAAATGCGAAAAAGAAAGGGAGCAAAATGCTCCCAATCTTGGAATGATGTTATCTCTTCTTTGAATAGTACTGTCTATTAAATTCTTCTTTCTCTTCTTTTGCTCGTCTTCTTTTCAGAATCTGCTCCCAAATCTTGAATACCAGAAATCCGCTGAAGAGTTTAAGAATCAAGTTCATCATCCCAACTTCGTTTATCGGCCAGTTGGGAATCAGAAGTGTGACTCCGTAAAGCTTCAGCAGAATTAACGTGATAATCAATGTGAAATGCAGATTTTTCATAAACGTTACAACTTTGATCTTATCAAAATTCATAGTTCAATCTCCTTCCCTAAAGGACCATCATTCCATAAAAGGAAGGAAAAAATATGCGAAAACGAAAGGAGGCCGAAGCCCCCTCTCTTTAGGTCACAGACGGTCGGCTCTCTGAATAAAATTCTTTGTAAACCAGCTAGTAAACATATAATGATTCTCTGCAATAAACCCGCCAACAGTAACGCCGGTCAAGACGCCAAGCTTGACTGCAGTCATCCTCCTGTCTTTCTTCTTCTGTTTCTCTTCAGCCTCGATTTTCAGCTTCTCGGTCGTCTGCTCTACCGCAAGTTTGTACTTGAGATTAGCTTCTTCGACTTCAAGCTTCTTCAATTCGAGATTCCGATCGCTCTCAGCGTTCAAGATCTTAGCATACTCTGCTGCCAGCTTGAGATCTGCCGGCGTTGCGTTGGGTTTACTAGCATTATTAAATGCGTTCGTAGCCAATTCAATAATCTTTTCGTCCATAGTAACCTCCTTTTTTGTGAACGTCTGTTTCCCATACTAGGACTCAGTTTTAATGCGAACAGTTGAGTAACCAGAAGAACTTACGATAACGGTCGTAATACATCTTCTTCTCTGCCGGCATTCCCATAACCATCTTCAGATAGGTGAATGACACTCCTTTAGTAACAGCTTCGAAAATATAGATAGCAAGCTCAGGGTCTGCGAGCTCTGCTGTGTCTTTAATTAGCTGCATTTTCTTAGTAAGAGCATAGCGCTTTACTGCAGCATCTCCTGTAGGATCACTAAACTCACTCTGCTCTAGACTCACTATACCGCCTCCTCTTACCGCTCCGAGAGTCAGGTATTCCTTCTGCCATTCCGGATACTGAAGACAGTAGTGTTTCAATTCATAGTAACGATGTTTCGAAATATAGTACTTGCTCTTCTCTGTTATCTCCGGACGAATTACTGTGCTCATTTGCAATCTCCTCTCCATACGTATCCTGTTTCTTCATAGAGTTTCTTCGGTGAGACATAGTAATTGATTCGTCCTTGCTTGATTGTCGTGTTAATCTCTGTTACTCGTTCTCCGTTTCTGGTGGCAAATCCGATTGGTAGCCATCCTGTGATTAGTCCTGCTCTAACCCAGGATCTGTCCTTGCCGTATACCTGTGCTACCACCTCAATTGGCACCGAGCCTTTGCCGAATTCTGTGCTGTCCATACCGTTCCTCCTTTCTGGTATTACAAACAGCACTTTATTGCAGATTTACGTCACCCGCGTATCCAAAGAAAAGAGAGGACCCAAATAATGAGCCCTCTCTTGGAATTAGAACTTGCTTACTCTAAACGTCTCTTTACCATCCTTGTCCTTCAACACAACTGTGTTAATCACACCAAACTTTCTCTTCAGGTTCTTCACCTTATACAGGAAATCCGATTCGTTGTAAACTACAGTTTCGTTATTCAGTTCTTTTCTCTTCATAGTAATCTCCTTTCGTAATAGCAAGTTTCTTTTCCATAATAGAGCTTGAAAGTAATGCGAAATATAGATACACTGATCATGAAAGGAGGTTGAACGATGCTAACTACTTGCCCTGAATGTGAATTACAAGTGTCAGACAAAGCAGCATTCTGTCCGCACTGCGGCTATCTAATGACACCTAACTACTATCCTAGGAAACAAACCAAACCCAGAAAATATAGACGACTCCCCAATGGCTTTGGACAGATTTCGGAGATCAAGAACCGTAATCTGAGGAAACCTTTCAGAGCCATGGTTACAGTTGGTAAGACTCCGGAAGGCAGACCGATTTGTAAGACCCTGGAACCGGTTGGGTACTTCGAGACATACAACGAAGCTTATGCTGCTCTGGTGGACTACAACAGAACACCTGAAGAAAAACGACAGTCAACCACAGTTAAAGAAGTCTACGAACAATGGATTGAAGAATATAGCAAGACAATCAGTGATAAGAACGCCGCAACAACAAGAGGCTTTTGGAGGTACTGCGAGCCGATTGAGAACTTGAAGATTAACGACGTTAAAGTCTCAGATTTGAAAGAGATTCTCAACAACGGTCATTTTGTCAGTATGAGAGGAGAAACCAAAAATATCACGCCGATCATATCGTCACGAGTCAAGACAATGCTTAACATGTTCTTCGACTATGCGGTAGAGAACGGCTACGTAGAGCAGAACGTTGCCAGGAAATTCCGTCACAAGTACACCGTGTCATCCGGTGACTGTCATACAGCATTCTCAGATGAAGAGATCAGAACTCTGTGGAAAAATATCAATGACCCGTACGCAGCCATGATCGTCATTCAGTGTTACTCAGGTTGGAGACCTGCAGAGCTTTGTGATCTGCGTATTGAGAACGTCGACATTAAGCACTGGACCTTCACAGGTGGCAGTAAGACAGAGGCCGGTAAGAACCGTGTTGTGCCGATTCATAGCAGGATTCGTACACTGGTGAAAGAGTTCTACGACAGGTCAACCAGAATCGGCAGCGAGTACCTGTTTGATCCGCACCTGAACTACGACATGTACTTCAGAAAATATCAGGCAGTAATACTCAAGTACGGACTCAGCAATCACAAACCGCACGATCCGCGTAAGCACTTTGTAACTATGGCAAAGAAGTACGATGTTGACGAGTACGCTATCAAGTACATGGTTGGGCATCGGATCACCGACATAACAGAACACATCTACACCGAACGGTCTCCTGAATGGCTTGCACGGGAGATCGAAAAAATAAGATAACATGTAGGAATTGCGATAGGTTTAGTGTAGGAAACATGTATGATTTACCTACATTTTATCCCGTTTTTGTACATCTAAGCACTTTCAGAAGCCCGTATTTAAGGGCTGTTAGGCGTATTAGCACTTTGTAACAGTTTCTGTTGATGAAACTGCGAATCCAGTGTTTAAGCGCCTTCCAGCCCTAAAATATAGACTTTGTGTAGGAGCAGATTACACTTTTTCAGTGTATCCTAATGCGATCCAGCCCGAACCAGATTTGAGCCTGCCCCAGGTATTGCCGTCCTTCTCCACTTCTTCTGTAATGGTATAGACACCAACCGGACAATACCCGAGGATCTCACCATCCAGACCAGGATCTTCCCTGAGTCGCAGCTTAGTGGACTTCACTCTAACTCTATATGGAGTAAAAGTTTCCACTTTAGCCACCGGAGTGTAAACAGCAGTGCCAGACTCATCAAATACAGAATATCCAGGATTAGCATCAGCGCAAGCTTTAGCTTTCTCAAGATCATGGAATGCTCCTTCCTGTGACACCGAGTCAAGCCAACTCTTACGCACCCTATAGTACGGCTTTGTTTCCTCTGTCGTAATGGTTGTCTGCTTTCCACCGGTCATCTCCACCAGCTTCCACCGCTCGATGATGTTACAGAGTTTACTCACATACTCAATGTCAGTAGCATAGCCTCCGTCTTTGATGATCGACGCTGCGGTTTTGTAATCAGATGCTTCCTTGATTCCAGCATACCGCAGCTTACTTCCGTTTTTTGCTCCAAGAATATAAGCACTATGGTCTGCAATACTATCTTCGATGCACGGATACTTTCGGAAGCCGGCATTGATGTAGTAGACGTTGCCATTCTTGTCCTGCTCTGCGGTCCGCTTCATGTACAAACTCTTGCCATCCCAGGTTGAGCCGTCCCATGTATTATTGCTCAGAACCGTCTTCATACCGAAGCAGTTGTTAGCCTTCTGCGCCAGCTCAGTTTGCCCATACCCAGACTCCAGAATCCACTGCGCCATAGAAACAACCGCAGGAACCCCTGTCTTCTTCTCATCCTCCACAAACAGCGGAGCAACAGTCTCCAAAATATCAATCTCGCTCATACCCTTGAGACTGGTCGCCTGGAGTCCTTCTCTGGTGTTCTCGGTCTTGTTCATCTCTGCTTTAACCGCCTGACGGAAGGTGTCCATAGAGTACGCCAGTCCAAGCCCTGCCCACAAATGCTCCGGATCTGCGTGGTTAGAAGCAATGCCTCTCTGATGACCTTCTGCGTGAGACAGGATCACACCATCTCCCATAGGATCAAGATTGAATTCTTTGCAGAGTGACGCAAAAAGTTCGACCGCAGCGTTATAAGTTCTAATCGCTACGGCCTGAGCTTCAATCTTATTCGATATTGTAAATATAGCAGAGTTCTCACGGTACTTAATACTGGACGGTTCACACATCTCAATACCAATGTGCGTATCATTACCGGAGCCTCCACAATGCCAACCCCTGGTTTTCCAGGGAAGTGTCTGATAGACTATCCCTGTCTTGCCGTCGATGAAGGCATGTACACACACAGAGACTGACTTGTTGTTCCAAGAATCAAATATAGTCTTGGCGTCAGGCTGAGGTGTGCCAATGCTATGCAACATCAAACCCTTCACTTCGATCGTCTTACCTGCTTTGTAGCAACGATTCTTAGTGAGGTATGTCTTAATGAGTTTCATCCTTCCCCCTCCTCTTCATCAAAGTGCCCGTCAAACACACCGTTCTTATGATCTGTAGCGCTCTTGGCACAATACACAGCGTATGTCACTACAGCCCCGATTAGAGGCGTAGTGATCTCTGACAGCTGTGAAATATCATGAAGTACTGCCATCATGATCAATGCGTAGACCACGACGATTGAGAACACGACAAAGAGGAAGATCGTATACTTCTTTGTACTGGTCATATGACTGTCCTCTTTACCAGATAGTTATTAAGATTGTCTCGTGCAGCTTTGAGTCCTTCAACATTGTCACCGTTGATTGCGTGGTTCATTAATTCGATCAGAGCACTCTGCGTGAGAGCCGTACCCTGAGCAAGACCATCCAGACGTGCCTTGTCATTGTCCAGGCATCTAAATATCTTCTCGTCCTCGTCCTTCAGAAACGCGATGTCTCCCTCAATCTGAGCGATCTTCCCATTCACCGCTCGTTCGGGTTTCTTAGTTGCGTCGATAATCTGACGGACGATACCGACCACCGCCCAGATGCTCACCAGGATTCCGCACAACCACGCTACGTCCTCAAGTGCCGAGGCAAACCCCATTACTTCCTTTACCGATTCCATGTTATACACCCCTTTTACTCTGATTAGACACAATAGAGTACAATCGCTTTACCCCATCCGTACGTCGTTGTAGCCGAACTGACAAATACTACACTACTGCCAGAAGTCCAGCAGTTAGGCGTGAAATACTCGCTACCGCCAGTAGTAGGCAAAAGCTCTACAATGCAAGCTGTGTTTCTGGCAAATGTATAACCGCTTGGCATAGAGAACAGAGTGTATTGCGTCCCATTAGTAAACGTCACACTATCAAATTTAAACACAATGTTGATGTAAATGACGTTTCCGATCTTCCTGCATCCCTGCTGCTGAATGGTATAGCTCGACGTACAAGTCAAAGTAGTCGTGACAGCACTCATGATCGTCGTCCAGGCGTTACGACACCACGACGTAGTAGCGATCTTGTTGGAGTTGTCGGAGGCACTGGACGGGCCTGGAGCATAGGTATAAGCGTTGCCACTCGCATCGAAGCCGACCTGGATCTCTGCTGAAGTACCGTTGACGACATTATTGTGGGATCTTATGAACGCATAGATCTGGCCCGTGGTTTTGACTGTACCTCCGCAAGTCATCAGACGATATGGAGCCGTAAGGTTGCCAGTCGAGTCACAGAAGGTCATGCCGTACTCAACGTTTGTACTCGGTTTGGAACCCTTAGTAACAGCTATCTCAGTTCCACAGAAGAAGTATGGAGTAGACCCTGCAGTAATATAGCATTCGCCATTACCAGTGATGCGTGCTCCTGCTGTGATAGTACCGGCCACCTTGAGTTTGGGCGTGACATAAAGCTCGCTATTTGACGTGACGATAAGTCTGGCTGTGTAGTCCGCTGTGCTCGCGCCGTAGTGGAAGTCGATATATGGAGTAGCAGTGGAGTTACCGCCATATAATTCAATAGAACCACTATAAGATCCAGCAGTACCAAGGTAGAGAGCGCCATTAATCCGAGCTCCGTTGTAAGCCACTGTCAAATATCCAGGCAGTGTTGTATTGCCGCTGGCATCCAGCAGTGTCAGAGTCCTCTTAACAGTGGTGTACAAGCCAGTATACTGCCTGACATAGATCGGTTCCGTAGCGTCATCGGCAGTAGCGATCTCCATCCATCCTGCGTTGGCTGCAGTAGCCCCGGCAGCGATTCTGGCGTAGTCGTTATCACCAACCTGGAAACGGATCTGTCTGATAGCAGTGCCACTGTTAGCAAACAGAATATCACCCTTCATCGTGCCGCCAGCGAGAGGTAAAGCGTAACTGCTGTAGGTCGAGGTATTGAGAAGAGTACCACCTGAATCAGGCAGATAATTTACGTTTCCGGATGTGCCGGTACCTGGAGATAAAGTAAACCACGTGCCCTTTGCGTTCCATAGTGTAATCTTACCGGTCGAGTTATCTGCTGTGCCAGAAGCGATACTGTTACCAAGATTCAGTATGTTTTGTCCTTCAGTCGAGGTTGTTCCGACTACTGTATACATATTGGCACACGGGATGTTATACAGAGTCTTAGCTCCTGACGCTGTAGCTGTCACACCAACAAAATATCTGGTGTTGTTACCAGACGTAGCGTTCGTATAGACACACTGCGCGCTGTTAGAGCCATTTAGTGGTGCCTTGGCTGCGATGTCAGTGAGCATAGTCTGGAGATTGTAACTACCTGTAAGGTTAGCAGTGATATGACCTACCACTTTACCCTGTGCGATGTCCCAGAAGTACGTCCGCCACTGGGTATCGTTGTATATGTCGGTCTCACAAAAATATCCGGAATAGCTAGAAGCAGACTTAGCGTAGATCCGGATGTTACCACCCTCACCGTCCTCTCTGAGCTCTACCTTGCCAGTAGCACCGATTGAGACGCTGGAGATACCTGTGTTTTGACCCGCGTGGACGTACTGACATAACAGATCTGAGTGCTTGACTGTCCGTAACTCGTCAGAACCCTCTGTGCCGACGATAAACAAGTCTGAGTCTGAGGTTGCAGTTTTGTTTTCAATATCGGAAAGAAGCTTTCCTAATTTCGCCATTTCTTTCCTCCTTAAAAATATCAGCCGATGATCACTACAGCGTGCCCACCGACCTCGATGTACTGTGCTTTCTTAGCGGCACTTTCAGTAACCGGAGCGACGTACTTAGCGACAGCCCACTCGTCAGTCAGTTCTGAAATATCAATACCGCCAAACACCTCCCTGAACTTCTCCAGGTTGGTCTTATGTGCAGTATCTCCCGGATACGGTGACTCCCACCATCCGTCGTACACATCAACGTATCCAAAGGTCTTAAGAAACATTTCTGCGTTTGTTGGAAGTAACAGGTTTTTGTAATCAGAAGGTCTGAACATTCGTATTCTCCTTTCTAAAATATCAATGTGACTGTTTGTGTGCTAAATGCCAATTTAGTTCGCTTGGAAGACCTGACAGATTCCGTGACTGTCAACTCATCCGAGTACCTGACAGGCTATAAATTATATGCATACGGCAAACTGAGGTTGCTAACGATCAATTACTCAGCGATCACAAGCACGGCATGGATTGTTAGCCTGAGGATGCCTAATGGCTCGCGGCCTGCTGTCAATATCCCAATGACCATTGGCGAAGAAGCCGGCGCAAGTGCGTCTATCATGTCTGCATCCTACATGGACACAAGCGGATATACGCGCATCGTCTTCAGCGTGGCACATGGTAGCGTTAATACACACGCTTCGGCGGTGTATGTAGTTAATTAGTATTGGTACGGCCTAAACGCCCCGTCTGTATATTTATACATCGCGTGCGTCGGACTCAGTCGCGTATAGTTGGCAATCTGCGATGTCGTGCCGAGATACATATAAACATACCCGTCCTCTGCCGTCGGTGCTGCTGCGTATAGTGCGGCGGTCGGCGTAAACATGACCCCGTCCAGCGTGCCTTGTATATACACCGCCGAGTACGTTTCGGGCGTATACGTGCCGCCCTGGTTGTTAATGTTGATGTCATAAGTTACGTCGAAGATGAAGTCGTAAAACTGCGCCCCCGCCGACCGAGTCATTGAGCTCCACAAAATCGGGTGCGTTATGTCGTAGGCCACCCCCGGGGCTAGCTGTATATATTTGCCGTCTGCGTTCGCCACGATAAGCCTTCTCGCCGCGAGTGTTTCCGCCGCTTCGATTCGGCATACGTAAGCGAGCCGCGTCTCCGTATTAGCGATATAGTAATCGGAGCCCGACCACCGCGCCTCCGTCGTCGCCGTGCCGTTGATTAATATACTACCCGCCGCGTAATAAGTCAGGATAATAGTACTGCCCGCGTTATACTGTCCAGACATACGCGTTTGTGACGTGACATATACTGCCACCGCGTCGGTCTCCGTTCCGTCGGATAGTGTAAGCGTCAGAGTTACATTGTTTCCAGATGGCCGCGGCAGATAATACGCTATTGTCATACCGTCATAAAGAGCCGCCGCGTCAATGTTACCCGTCCATGCCGCCGTTGTCGCCGTCTGCGTACCAATGACGGAATACACGCCGGTTTGACACGCGACGTTCACTAAATTGGCATTTAGTGAATTTAGCTCATCTGCAATCTTGGTGCTCTCCCAGCAGGACGAATCCCATTCACCGCTCGTAACCTTGGTACACTTGTATAAGGTGTCACCGAAAATACAGTAATCATTAACAGCATAAGATGCAGTCGTGTCGTATTCGTCGGTTTGGTTACCGGTACGTTTATATGCTGAATAAGCCATATCGTTTGCGTTAACGATAGCATCCGCCGTTGTATTAAAAGATTTGTATTCACCATCTTCTGTTTGCAGTTCATAAGGCGGAAGGCTCGTAATTTCGTCAGCTAACGTTGTCTCTTCCCACACTGTCTCGTCAAACGCTTCTGACTCTGCAATTGCTTCACTGTTTTTGTAAACTTTGTCGTTATAAAAGACCAGCGTGTGTTCAGGATACACACTTTCTTTGTCATAAGTTGGTATGATTTGCTCGATTTTTTTGGCTGATGCCTCGGTTTCCTGCCCAAGTTCATCTGCAATGGTTGTGGCGGTCCACTTGGCCTCGTCGAACTCCTCAGCCTCTGTAACAGCGGTGGTACACTTGTAAAGAATGTCCTCGTAGATCACGAGCTTGCCAACTTCATACGTCTTGGTCGCGTCATACGCCGGTGCAGACTGAGTGCTGCCTGTTAATTTTCCTACATATTTAGTGACGTAAGAAGTCATGCTGGCCCATAGCTGAGCCAGACCTTTTAAATTCAAATATTTGTCAGTAGTAGCCATGAGCCCTCCTATCGACTTTTTCGAAAAATCCCACCCGGGGAATTTTTGGATTTGATTTTAGGATTCCTCAGCGTCAGTAACAGCCTGGTTAAGATACTTCTCAATGTTCTCGAATCTGCTCTCGAAGTCGACGATAACTTCCTCAGTAGCAATCTGGGTAACGTCGTAGATCTCTTCTGTCGAGATAGGAGTCAGAGTCGTAACTCTCCAAAACGAGTCGAAGTCTGCTCCCTCAATCAGAGCCTTGGTCAACTCGTAGTCTTCCTCGGTGCTGGCAGCATACTCCTTGGTGGCAGCCTCTGACGCAGCAGCATTCTCCTCAGAGGTCTTGGCAGCCGCAGCAGACTTTGCGGCAGCCTCCTCAGATCCAGCTGCGTTCTCTTCCGAAGTCTTGGCATTGGTTTCAGAGGTCTTAGCGTTAGTCTCTGAGGTTTTAGCATTGGTCTCTGAAATAGCCGCGTTGGTCTCTGAGGTTTTAGCATTGGTCTCTGAAGTAGCTGCCGCGCTAGCAGATTCTGCGGCGTTTGATTCCGAAGACATGGCTGCCCTTTCAGAGGTAGCTGCGTTGGCTTCCGATGTAGCCGCGTTAGATGCTGACGTAGCTGCAGCCTCTTCAGAAGCCTTAGCATTGGATTCAGATCCAGCAGCATTTGACGCCGACGTAGCAGCAGCCTCTTCAGAAGCCTTAGCATTGGATTCAGAGGTAGATGCCTTCTCCTCAGAATCCTTAGCGTTATCTTCCGAATTCTTAGCATTAGTCTCTGAGGTCTTGGCATTAACTTCTGAGGTAGCAGCGGCCTCCTCTGAAGCCTTGGCGTTGGTCTCTGAAGTTGCCGCAGCCTCTTCAGAAGCTTTAGCTGCCTCCTCTGAAGCCGCAGCAGCGTTCTCAGACTCCTTAGCGTTCTTAGCTGACTCAGCAGTGTCTTTCACAGCCTGGTCTAGCATTGACATGACGTTCTGCGACAGTTCACCATCTGCCGAGTAATTCTTTTCGACCTTGACCTCGACACTGAATGTAACCAGTACTTTATCGTCCTCCATAAGCTTAACCTGCATCTGGGACTTGCCAGATACACTAAAGCTGCTAACAAGCGGGTAATAGGTAATGGTATTTTCTTCGGTGTCGATAATGGCCTCGTCGTACTCAATGGTAGTGTCGGGTCTTCTAATAAAACAATAAGCTGAACACCCAGAAGGAATCTGGAAGTCCAGCAAATGAAACTCTATCTCTATGGTGTTAGTTCCCTGCACATAGTCAATAGGTGGAACGTAAGCATTAATCAGTGTCTGTATGTCCCTCTTTATCGCCATCTTCCTCTTCTCCTTCATCGGTGACCGGCTTTGTCAGAATATACTCAAGCAGAGAGTACTCCTGTGCCGAAAGAGCCTCAATCGGTGGAAGGTCAACAACGTCGATGCGATACGGCTCGATCTCGTCTACCATGCTTACGATCGGCTCCAACTCCTTGAGAAACTCTGGCCAGTTATCAGAAGCCTCACTGATACTCTTGTTGCCAGTTTCATCCTCTTCACCATACTTGTTAATCAGATTGTCTCTGACCTGATTGAACGGAGCTACATGGTCTGAAAATATCTTTGCGTTCTTATAGATCGCATAGCCGGTTTTGCCCGTAACGTTTCCGCACTTGTTAAATGCGTTGCTGGCTGCCAGAGCCGTAGCCATATCCATCTTCATTGTTGTTTCCTCCTTTTAACTCAAATGTTTTTCCGTGATGTATTCATCAATCGCTGCGACGTGCTCTTTAAGAGTTCCATCTGTCACAACGAAGTTACCCCGATTGTTGTCAGAGATGATGTCGCCGCTCTCGTCATCAACCTCCGAATAAATATAAGCAATCCGAGGCATACCATTCCAGTCAATCTTCTGGAATCCCTTCAGTACTTTCATGCCACGCCATCCTCCTCGAAGTACAATTCGTCAAATATATCGAATGCTGTATCATCGTCTTTTTCAAGTGTCTTGGTGTACTCATCAAGCTCTTCATCAGTGTCATCTGTTAGATCCGGATCGTCGTCAATCTTCTCTTCCATGCAGTAGTTCTCCATACCACGCTGCTTGATCTTGGCCTCCCAGTCGAATTCCAGGTTTGCAGTGCCCTTAACGATGAAGTACTCAGGCTGTTTTTCGGCAATCCAGAGGTCTCCTTCACCGCATTTTGAAATTAGCACTTGGTACAATCCGACTGTATTCACCGTTTCATAGAAAACGTCGTCGAAGTAGATCAGGGCGATACCTTCCTCGTCTGTTACAGCACTTCCGAAGTCACTGAAGACCGGCGACGGTGACTCCATAGAGTACAGTTTCCGTACACCGTAACTAGTCGTCGTAACGATACGGTTCTTGTTGCCAGAGACCTCCAGGGAACCAGCCGTTATTGAGCCAGAAACCGTGAGGCTCTTGCTGAACGTTACATACTTGGACGCCGTAATAGTCGTCGCCTCAATACCACCGCTGTACGAGATAGCATCCGGGGTTAGTGTGCCTTTGACAGTGAGGTTGCCAAAGCGTCCTGCACCGGCACACCAGAGCTGACCGTTGATGCCAACGTCTCCGGTTGAGTTGAACGTCTTGCAGTCGATCTGACCTGAACAAGAGACGTAAGGTGTTTCGACAGAGCTTGTAGCTTTGACCGAAGATCCTTCGACATGGCCAGCCCAGTTAACCCAGAATGCAGAACTTGTGTTACCAGAAGCACTACTACTGCCGGCAAAGAAGACAATGTCCTGACCACCGCCACCCATACCTGTATAAACAGCAGAAGAGTTGCTTTTACTCGATATGTATGTGCTGCCAATAGTGAAGCCACCAATCTCACCACTTGCCATAATTGCATAACCAGCATTCGTTACACTGAACTTCGACCCGATACTGATACCCGAAGTACCGAAGTACATGCCTGACGAATCTTTGAAAGCGTTACTGCCATACCAAATAGACGAGCTTGTAATGTTCCACGGACCGATAGCACCAGACGAAGCTGTAACTTTGCCGGTAAGCGTTGCATTGGTAGCCGTCAGAGCTCCTGCTGACGTAACGATGAATGCTCCGTTGATGTTGATCGTACTGGCAGACCCACTCAGGTTCAAAGCGGTAGCGGTGATAGTACCATCAGCGGCGATCTTAGTCTTCGACCCCAGGCTCAGACCTGAAGTACCGAAGTAGATGCCAGCTGAGTTACCGAACGCCGAATTGCCATACCAGATAGACGAACTTGTAATGTTCCACGGTCCTATAGCCCCGGTAGTAGCCGTAACTTTACCGGTGAAGACACCGTTACTAGCCGTAAGCACGCCAGCTGTCGTGACAGAGAAGTTACTCCCGATCGTGATGCTGCCTTTGGTAATGGTCGTGGTGCCGTCTGCAGCAACCTTGAACGCCGATCCAAGACTCAGTCCTGAAGTGC